TTAGATAATAATAAACCAGAACAATACGATGAACGAATTAGTACAATACCTAAACGAATTAAGAGCCGAGTTACAGGAACAATATACAACGTATGATCAAGAAATATTAAATACTACTATACCAACCCTAATTAACGACGCGTACGACACAGTTGGGTCATCATTCGAAAAAACAATTGATGAATTGGATGAATTAATAGCCAACATAGAAAACGGCGTGTACGATAGAGGATTGGATGACCTAGACGGGGACGAATAAACCGCATATCGATATCGAATCGCGATCGGGGTCATGTCGACCCCACGTCGCGTTGATGTCCATATAGAGGAACGTTAGTGGTGGCCACCCTTCTATGTATTTTTAGATCGAGTACGGATTTTCGCATCGACGCATATATACTTATATATTATAAACAACAAATGTTATGGATAAACCAAGCAAACAACGAAAAAAGGAGCTAAAACAAGAATATTTTGATAGGCCCCGTCCAATCCCAACACAAGAGGAACTAAATGAGGATCATAGCTACTATGATATCGACATTTTAGAAAAATTCAACAAACCTATCCACGCTAAAATTGAAGAATGGCAAGATAGGTACAAGAATGCGAGTAGTTGGATGGGAAAATGGTATTGCCAGTTACAAATCGACAAGTATAGAAATAAGTTACACAAATATGTCAATAAATGAAACAACTAACACGCGAAGAGGCACAATTTCACGTCAAATTGTCGGATAGATACGATCCTATATACGTTTGTCGTAACGCACACGCGTATCTTCTCACACCTTGTACGGAAGAAGGTTGGGAAGGTTGGGAAGATGTGAGTTATTACAGCGAAGCAATTTTTGATGCGTCGGGATCTATACGTAAGCCCGAATGGATTTACGTTTTAGTCAACAGATCCATACCAGGAATGTGCAAAATTGGGTTTACAACCACGTCTGTTCCCAAAAGAACCAAGGAAATTAACCAATCTACCGGAGTTCCCACACCATGGTTCCCAGTTTTCTCATTCAAGTGCGTAGGAGCCCGTTATTTAGAGGAGGAAATCCACCAAAAGCTCGAACAATTCCGTGTTGCTTCCAACAGAGAAATGTTCCAAATCGATTCACTTACCGCGCAATCCGTGGTAGAGGAGTTAGGACAACGGTTTATTGTTAATATCCCAGCCGATATTATGGAGGAAATTAACAAAGCACCCACCGACAACGTAGAACCTGGCGATAATTCCGCCGTATAACCCGGATTTTTTCGTTACCTTCATTTTATAATATATTTTATTATGTTTGTAAAGGTAGCCGATTTAGTCGACAAGAATGACTATATAGTTATGGATGAAGACGGAATGTTCTTCGCCGGTATGATGTTTGGAGAATTCGTTTGGACGTATGATATTGCGGAAGCAAAACCAATCCAAACTGAATCTCAATTAATGGGTTTAAAGAGATGGTCCCAAAAGAATTTAATATGGGATCCCATCTCAACCCCTCGTGCTAAGGGTATAAAGCCACGAAAAAAGAAGAAGTTATAAGAAATTGCATGGGGCAAGTATATACATATATAAATGATAATAAATGAAAAGTTTAGACGCTAATTTGCGAGATATTCAAAAACTAGAAAAAGAAATATCCGCTATTGAGAAAAAAATCACTGTCGACCTTAGTCCAATTGTAGACATGATATTCAACACAACCGAAGTATTTGGTGAGTTATTCAAACAAGATGAACAAGCAGAGTATGCTGTTTTGAAAACTATGACTAAAGAACAAAAGGAAGAAATGATTCGTATGTTTGAGGATCAATACATTCCTATGCTCACTCAATTCAATAAACCCGAGAAGTTAGTAGAAGTTAAAGGTTATATCGAAATTTTAAAGAAAAATTTGGCTTCGTAAGAAAGAAACCGTAACTTCAAACTCACAATATGAAATTAAGATTAGTGTTATATGGATTGAAAGATTGTATATATTGTCAATGGTTAAAAGGAGCTTTACAGAAGGTGGAAATTGAGTATGAGTACAAGGAAGCAGATGAGAAAGATGATAGAAGGATTGCAAGTTTAACAGGTGAAGCAGCCTATCCCTTTTTAGAGGTCCATTTGAATGATACTATACATTACATCACACCCTCGGAGGAGTACTATGGTACTTCTAAACGTGTTCATGTATTCAATAAGGTACAAGACGCACTTGAGATACTATTGAAGATTTTACAAAATAAATAAGTTATGCTTACACCCGAACAAATCCAATCAAATTGGAATATCTTTATTTGGAACATTAGGAACTATATCTCTCCTGAGCGAGCAGATAAGTTACTTGATTTCTACACTCAACATGAGGAACGTTTTGTCATGATGCCTGCCTCTAATAAGGCACAGTATCACAACTGTTTTCCTGGTGGGTATGTAGATCATGTTAACCGTGTTGTTACTGCTGCTTTGAAGATAGACGCTGTATGGCGTGAGTTAGGTGTGTTTGATACTTACACTACTGAGGAACTAGTTTTTGCCGCTATCAATCATGATCTAGGTAAATTTGGTACTCCTGAACAGGCGTCGTACATTGAACAAACTGACCAATGGAGACGAGATAAACTGAATGAAACATATATGTTCAACGATAGACTAGAATATATGTCTGTTCCTGATCGTGGTTTATGGTTACTAAGTGAAGCTGGCATATCAGTGACAAAGAATGAGTTGCTAGCTATTAAGTTACATGATGGATTATATGATGACGCTAACAAGCCTTACCTATTATCTTTCATGCCAGAAACTAAACCTCGTACTTCAATCATTTTTATTCTACATCAGGCTGACTTGTTAGCAGCTCGAGTTGAATTTGAACGTGAATGGTTACCTAAATTATTAAACAATAACAATACTAAACCAACCCCTAAACCTATAACTGCTCCTAAACACCCAGCCGCTAAACAGAAGGCGTTAAGTAGCTTAGGTAAGTCAAACCCAGGTCTAGCGGATCTAATTAAAAACTTATGATACTAAGTATTATATCAATTGCATTATGGGTACTAACCATTATTGGTTTTATTGCCTTTAACGCTATTAAAAAGATGGAACGTCAAGAAGATGTTATCCGTCAACAAGCAGAAAAATTACAAGACATATATTCTGTTATTGCTGAATCAGATCGCTTAATTATTGAAATTGACAAACGAGGAACATTCTCGTCAGATGACGAAATTGGTTTCTTTTTTCAAACAGTTAAAGGTATTCAACAAACATTAAACGAATTTAGACCTAAGCAGTAATATGAGTGTATTAATTGATGAGAAGGAAGTCCAACTCACTAAGAAAGGGACTATACGCAAGCGCAAACCTAAGACAGCAAACGTTTATTTCACACAAGATACAGAGGACGCTATTATTGAGTACCTTAAAACTACTGATATGGCTGAGCGTAATCGTATTTTTAATGAACGTATTAACTATGCTTTCCATAAATTAACAGAGAATATTATTCATACTTTTAAGTTTTATTATACTGAAGTAGATACTATTCCTGAATTACAACATGAAGTAGTTTATTTCTTACTTGAAAAATTACACTTATATAAACCAGACAAGGGTAAAGCGTTCTCGTACTTTGGAACCATTGCTAAACGTTATCTTATTTTATATAACAATGCAAACTATAAAAAACTAAAGAATAGAGCTGCTGTTGACGAAATAGACAACGATAAAACCATAGTTACCGACATTATTAATAATACCGACAGCTTCCGTTTACCTGACGAGGAACTCAATTTTATGGACGCTTATGTGGGCTATATCGACAAAAATTTATACTCGTTCTTCCCTAAGGAAAATGATGCTAAGATTGCTGATGCTATTATGGAGCTATTCCGTAAACGTGAAAACATTGATATATTCAATAAGAAAGCGCTTTATATATACATTCGTGAGATAACTGACGCGTCTACACCACAAGTAACAAAAATCATCAAAAAGTTAAAGACTCATTACAAGAACATATACAATGAGTACCACACTCATGGGTACGTTAAGTACTAACCGAAAATTTCTATAGCTTTATATTTATATCAAATATGTAATACATGGATTTTGATAAAGTTATATTCGGTAAAAAAACGTTCTCTACGTTGCTTGAGGACATTTATACCAACTCAAAGAACAAAGAAAAGCAACTATCCGCAATGATAGCTCAACTTAAAGAGTTCATTAATGAACCTGGTGACGCTGTTATGATTGTTCCGTTATTAAAAGAATACTTGGAAATATCCGTTAAGAATGATGACGCATTAATTAAAATGGCGGGCATTGTTCAACGTGCTATGACTAATAATAATACAAGTGAAGAGGGATTATTGTCTGATAGAGACAAAGAATTACTATTTGAAGAAATAAATAAAATCCAAATAGAGCCAGTTAAACAATTAGAACCTGTAAAACAACTTAACTAATGCCTCTTTTTGATATTCTAGATAAACCCATTGGAGCTGGTAATATAATTAGTCCTCTCGTAATTGGACGTGTTAAGGATATCATTATGGATGATAAACATCCTGAATTTAAGAAGTATGGTGGTTGGGCTAGTTTAGGTTTTATTAAATTCTCTCCTGTTTATCAAACAGCCGATCCTAGCAAAACTGTATCTTTACCTTTTGCTAAACCTATTTCTTCTAACTACACTCAGTTTCCTTTATTAGAGGAAATTGTATTAGTAATTCAAGGTCCATCAACTAAATTAACTAATGATCCAAATGCTAAAGATTATTTCTATTTAAATATTTTTAACTTTTGGAACAGTACTCATCATAATGGGTTTCCTGATCTTAGAAATGCTTCTAATCTACCAGACGCTATTAGGAAAGATTATTTAACTGTAGCTGAGGGATCTATTAGAAAAATTAGAGACAATAGTTCTGATTTAAAATTAGGAAATACTTTTAAAGAAAGAGCTAACATTAGAAACATTGTATCCTATGAAGGAGATGTTATAATGCAAGGTCGATTTGGTCAATCAATTAGATTTGGTAGTACATCAAAAAATAAAAGTATACCTAACTTTTGGAGTACTAATACTGAAAGTAAAGAAGGTGATCCTATCACTATAATTAGAAATGGACAAAACAAAGCATTAGTAGGTGAAGGATGGGTTCCTATTCTTGAAGATATAAATTCAGACGGTTCATCAATTTATTTGTGTAGTGGTCAAGAAATTAATATACAATTATCTTCTACTAACTTAAATTCATTTGGAGCTCAATTACAAACACCTATACAGTCTACATTACAATTAACAGATTCACCTATTGGAGCTGAAATCCCACTTAATGAATCTGATAGTAGTTCTCTTAGTGCTGCTCAATTATCAGATAAAGTATTCCAAACTCCTACAACTACATCAGGTAGTGCTACTCCTTCTAACCCAGCATCTAGTGTTAATCCTAGTATAAGTGCTTTACCAACAGGATCAGTAACAGTATCTCCAACTGGTTTAGAGGCGGGTTCTAAGAATAATCCAATTGGTGAGGAAGATTTATTGCCTAGTGAAATTGAAGAATTCCAATCTGATTTTCAGTACGCTGAATTAGATAAAGAAGAACAAAAAGCAATTGATGCTCCTGACTATAGTTCTAGTGGTGAATCTGAAAATAACTTAGCTAAGGATGGAGTTTATTATTATGATGTACCTAGAGAAAAACAAATCAATAGCACAGCTTGCTTTATAGCTAGTTGTACTATGATATTGAAATATTTAAAGATTAGTGTGTCACAAAATTATATTTTACAAAATTATAATAAGGACGGTTTATTAGATTCATCTCGTTTATTCACTAAAGAAGCTAAAAGAACTATATACACTAAACCAATATCTGGTGGAAGCGCTGGGTATAAACAAATAGTTGACTTTATTAAATCAACAGGAAAACCATTCATACTTTGTAAAAAGAGTATAGGTAGTAAAGGACAAAACGGAACACACTTTATTGTTGTAAAAGGATTAAATGCTAAAGGTGAAGTATTATTAAATGATCCTGCTAATAGTAAAGTAGCGTCTGTGGATACTATTTTAAAAGTAAGTGATCTATTAGATGGAACAGGAACAGCTAAAGGAAGTATAAGGTATTATAGTTAAAAATTAAACAATGTCAGGTAAGAAAAAAGCAGAAAAAACCGCAGCATCCGCCACTAACGCCGCTAACCAAGCGAGTAGTCAAGCGAATTCTCAAGCTAATTCGCAGACTAATGCTGCTATGGCTGAAGCAGACGCTGCCGCTGCTCAAGCTGGTGGTGATGTAGGTTCACCTAATGTTGACCCTAATGCTACTAGAGGCCCAGGCGGAAGAGTACTTCAATTTGAAGACTTTAGTTCTGACTATATTCCTGCTTTTCCTTATTTAGGTGATCAACTAATATTAAATTCTGGCAGAGTTTTACTTAACTCTAAGTTTGATTCAACAATGTTATTTGGTAAAAGATCTATAGCATTGTCATCAGATGGTACTTTAAATTTTGATAGTCGTTTAAAATATATTGTTAATAGTCCTAGAATTGAATTAGGATTAGGTGATAAAGCATCTGTTGCTTTAGGCGAACCATTAATAGAATATCTAGATAAATTATCAACTGGTCTTAGTGATTTAGCTAAAGAATTAGAAAAAGTATTCAACACAGGTAATAATAGTCCTTTCCAAGGTGTAAACATACAAGCAGGACGTTTAGTAAAAAAATTAGAAGAATTAAACACAATAAAAACAGATCTAAAATCTAATGTTGTGTTTGTAGGTAAAAATATTGTTACTACTGTTGCCCCATCAGTAACTGAAGAAGTACAAGAACCATCCCAACCAACCCCAGGGAATTCAGAAGGAGGTTACACTAGTAAAGGTGATCAACAAAATAGAGCAGACCAACAAGATAGAAAAGATAAATCTGATAGATTTGAAAATGCAGAAGGTAAAGGCATAGGGGCTAATGATGAACCACAACCACGTAACTATTCTCCAGGGTCAAAAGATACACTAGATAGAAATACAGGTAATCCACAACCATCACAAACTGAAGAATTATAAAAAATATTATTTATTAAAGTATGGCATTCGCTAAATTATCACAAACTATCTTTAAGGGCATTGTTGATGCTGAGGCTAACCTTAACAAAACTATTAATAAAGTATATAAAAATGTTAATGAAATTAAAGATATTGATTTATGTAACATATTAGAATATATCGCCAATCAAGTAGGTACAGCCGCTATTAGTAATAATAAAACTATTAATGATGTAAAAACATTAGCTCGTACACTTGATAATTTTATAAACACATTTGAAAAAACATATCCATTAACTACTCCATTAATTCAAGCTAAACAAATACAAGATGTAGTTAATAGTTTAAATTCAATCCCTACAATTGAATCTAATGTTATTCCTCAAGGACCTAAGATTAATAATTTATTTAAAGCAGCCGCTGACAAATTAACTCCATTTACTGATTCTAAGAATCTAACTCCTAGAAGTATTAATACTGTTATTAATCTAATTAAGAGTATTAGAGGTACTTTACAAGCAGTAGCTAGTATTGCTAGCCCAGCTGATCTATTAGGTTTATTGAATATCAAATTGGATTTAAGTAAACTACAAAAGTTTATTGACCCAGCTAAGTTAATTCCTTTTTTAACTTTATTATTAAATTTACTACGTGGTATATCTAATGTTATACAAGTTATAATTAACTTTTTACAATCAATTAAAAACATAGTTAACTTATTAAAAACTATAGTTAGTGTTATCAATGGAGTAATTTTAGCTATATATGCTGTTACAGCTGTTTTACCTACAATGTTTTTAACTGCTGGTATAGTGCTGGGTTTTGAAAAGATACTTAAAACCATTCAAAAAACTATTCTAGATCCACTCACAGCAGTATTAACTGAAATTGATAATGGTCTAGCTTTAGTTATAGGTATTTTAACCTCTATACAAAACTTCTTAAGTAAGATAATATCTATTTTACTTGATATAATAAATCAACTTCAAAATTGTAGTGATTTAAGTGTATCTAATTTATTAGTAGATTTTAGAAATACTATAGCATCTCTATTAGGAAATCTAAGAGATATAGATTCTGCTATATTTGATTTTACAGCAGGAAACACAGACCCAGGTATTAATGACGCTTTAAATCAAAGATTTAATGACTTAGGAGGAAACACAAGTGCTTCAGATGCTTTAATAAAAAATATTTTACTTAACGATAATCAGTTTAATAATCAAAATCCTGTACTTCAAATCTTACTAGACCGAAACCCAGGAAAATCCTTAAATGAAGTACTATTAGGTCAATTTGGTTTTAATAATAGTAATGCTCTATTAGATCCCGGAGCTAATGATTTAAATGGTATCAAAACTAATACTGATGGATTAGCAGGAAATGGTATAGGAGGAACTTTAACACCAACAACTATTCCTGGTGGAGGTAATGGTTTATCATTTGATAATGGTGGGTATAGTCTTAATGACTTAGATAGGTTAAATAGAATAGGTTTGGGAAATCTGAATAAGAATAGTACCTTAGGACAAACCGGTGATCGTAATGTTAATAATTTAAATAATTTAAAACGTCAAGACTTACTTGACATTATTAATCGTTTACAAAGAGATAAAAGAAACCAAACAGAATTAAATAGTTTAACTCGATATTATAAAGGTTTAACTTTAAAAATAATTGTTGAGGAAGTAGTAGATAATGGTGTTACTTTAAAAAGACGATACGGTATTGCTTTAAACAGAAAGAGTATATTAGTTACATCAACTGATCCAACATTTGCTACTAATATTGAAGTAATATTTAATGAACTTATTTTTAGAATTGATGTTGGTAAATTAGGTGAGCAAAGCGATAGAGACACATCAAATGTTGAAGAACAAATAAATAATTTAGGAGCAGGTGTTGTATCACAAGCTAATAACTACAATACTCAAAATAGCACCGTAGCTGATATTAAAAACCAATTAACACAAATACCAGCGTTAAAGAATGTATTAACAACAACAACTAAGAAATTAGCTATTAATACAACACAACGTGACAGAATTGTTAAAACATTACTTAATATTGGATATAGTAAAGCTGAAATAACAGATTTGTTAAAAAATAAAGGATATAGCGTCGAAAATTTAGTATAAAATATTTATATATATGAAAAGTGCAGAATTTTTAAAAGAATTACGTAAAATTATACGTGAAGAAATAGAGATCGCGTTGGATAGTAGACTAGAAACGTTGAATGAGGTTAAACAACCAACACAAACTAAACGTGCTTCTTCTACGCTTTCTAGTATTTTACCACCAAAAACACAACCTAAAAGGAATATTCCCGTACCTGAGGTGAAAAACCCATTATTAGCTAGTATTCTTAACGAAACTGCTATGAGTATGACGGGAGATGACTATAGAACAGTAGTTGACGCTGATGCTAGTATGGCTCCTAACTTTGCTGGTATGATGCGTAGCAGTATGCCTCAAGCAGTACCTGTAGTTGAGTCTGTGGAAGGTATGTTAGCATCATCTGCTCCTACATCTGATATTAATGCAGTACAAATTAATGCTGTACCTGATTTCTCAGCTATAATGGGCAAATTTAAAGAAAACGGTAAAATATAATGGCACGTATAATTAAAAATATTAATCCATTAGATCTAAAACCTAGCACAGGTATTGGATTATCTTTACCTTTTAATGGTCCAATTGGATTTAATCTTAATTATACTACTAAGGATCAATTCCGAAATAATATACTTAACTTTTTATCTACCGCTCAAAGAGAAAGACCGTTCCAACCTAATTTTGGAGCTAACCTTAGACAATTCTTATTTGAAGCAAATGATGATTTAACTATTGGTGAGATAAAATCTTCACTACAAGATAGTTTAAATACTTATTTTCCTAATGTAGTTATAGATAACATTGATATATTACAATCTATTGATGCTTATCTTATGAATGTAATTATAAAATATACAGTTCCGAACCTTAACTTAACCGATACTTTAACACTAGAATTTAATAATGGCAACAGTCAATAGCAATAAAGCAGTAACGTATTTAAACAAAGATTTTAATACATTTAGACAAGCATTGGTAGACTTTGCTAAGACTTACTATCCTAGTACTTACAATGACTTCTCAGCAGCCTCACCAGGTACTATGCTTATTGAAATGGCATCATATGTTGGTGACGTTTTATCTTATTATGTTGATAGTCAAATACAAGAGAACTTTTTACAATACGCTAAACAAAGAAATAATTTATACACTTTAGCTTACATGTTTGGTTACAAACCAAAGGTGACTAATGCCGCTGTTACTGATGTAGATATTTATCAAATTGTACCTGCTAAAACATCTGGTTCAGTTGTTACTCCTGATTTTGATTATTCATTAATTATACAAGAAGGAAGTCAACTTCAATCTAATGCTAACTCTGATGTTGTATTCTATATTAAAGATAAGGTTGATTTTTCATTATCAGGATCATATAGTCCTACATCTGCCTCGATTTATAGTGTAGACAATAATAATGTTCCTACTTTTTATCTATTAAAAAAATCAGTTGAAGCTATTTCAGGTACACCTAAATCAACTACTTTTACATTTGGTGCTCCTGCTAGTTTTCCTACAGTAATAGTTGGAGATACTAATATTATTGAGATTACAAGTGTAACAGATGATGATGGTGATACTTGGTATGAAGTACCTTATTTAGCTCAATCTACAATTTATAATGAGGTTCAAAATACAGGTGCAAATGATCCTAACTTGTCTCAATATAATAATAATGTTAGTTATTTATTAAGATTAACTCAAACAAGTAAACGTTTTGTAACACGCTTTAATTCATCTAATCAGTTAGAATTACAGTTTGGAGCAGGTTTATCTACAAATGATAATAAAGAAATTGTACCTGATCAAAGTAATGTTGGTATGGGAATTTACGGTAGTAACAATAAATTAACTACTGCTTTTGATCCTTCTAACTTCTTAGTGAGTGATGCTTATGGTATTGCTCCTTCAAATACAACATTAACTGTTAATTATTTAGTTGGAGGTGGAGCTGTTTCAAATACATCAGCTAACACATTAACTGTACCAAGAAACGTAACAACTTCATTTGTTGGTACTAATTTGAATCCTACACTATCTGGTCAAGTAGAAGCATCTCTTGCCTTTACTAACCCATCAGCCGCTACAGGAGGTGGAGATGGAGATGATGTGAATGAATTAAGATTTAATACTATTTCTCAATTCCCAACACAATTACGTGCTGTAACTAAAGATGACTATCTAATTAGAGCTTTAAGTTTACCTTCAAAGTATGGTGTTATATCTAAAGCTTATGTAACTCAAGATTTGCAATCAGGTGGTAATACAGATCCTTTATCATTGTCATTATACTTGTTAAGTTATAATATTAACAATCAATTAACACCAGCATCACCTGCTCTTAAAGAAAATTTAAGAACATACTTATCACAATATAGAATGTTAAGTGATGAAGTTTTAATTAAAGATGCATTCATTATTAATATTGGTCTTGATTTTGATATTGTTGTAAGACCTAACTATGTTAACAGAACAGTATTATCTAATTGTATAGATGCATTAAAATCATATTTTGATATTAGTAAATGGCAAATTAATCAACCAATTATATTAGGTGAAATATACAGTTTGTTAGATACAATTGACGGTGTACAATTAGTACAAAACGTACGTATTAACAACTTAGTTGGTGAAGGTGCTGGTTATTCACAATATTCTTATGATATTAATGGCGCTACATTAAAAAATGTAGTATATCCATCGTTAGACCCGTCAATTTTTGAAATAAAATACCCAGATACCGACATACAAGGTAGAGTAGTTACATACTAAGAGTCCAACTAATTTATATTTATATTTAGAATACTCTTAATTATGGCCGTTTACAAAATATTTTCTGAAAAAGACGCTACGATTTACTCTGATGCACCTACTCAAAATACAGGTAGGGATGAAATATTAGACATATCTTCATTTAACTCTTTAAATATACAGGGCTTAGGTGAAAACCCACAAGCCGCTCGCGCTTTAGTACAGTTCCCATCAAGTGAAATAAATAACTTGATTAATAACAGTGTTACAGGATCATATAAAGCATATTTAAAATTATTTTTAGCTAACGGTTCTAATGTACCTACTAATTACAATGTTTATGCTTATCCTGTTTCAGGAGCATGGAACATGGGTACAGGTAGAAGAAGTGATTCACCTATTACAACTAATGGTGTAAGTTGGAGATATAGAGATAATGCTAACAGTGCTACATCTTGGCCAACATCTCCATCAACAGCAGGAGTTACAGCTTCATACAGCTCAGTAGTTGGAGGTGGTAACTGGTATACAGGCTCAGGAGGTACTAATTTAGAAGCTTCTCAATCATTCACTTATACTACTAATAAAGATTTAAGTATTGATGTTACTAACGCTGTTGCATTATGGCGAGCAGGTACTATAGTTAATAGTGGGTTTATAGTTAAACAAGACACTGCTATTGAATTTAGTACATCTTCATTTTTCTCTACAGCTTATTTCTCAATGGATACTCATACTATCTACCCTCCAGAATTAGAAATTAGATGGGATGACTCAGTGTATAATATAGGATCAGGTAGCACATTAACTAATAGCACCTTCGTATCATCTTTATCTAATAACAAAGGTACTTACAATATGAACTCAAAACAACGTTTTAGAGTTTACAACAGAGATCAGTTCCCTGCTAGGACATTCACAACATCTTCCGTATATTTAAATAACAAATATCTACCTACATCTTCATATTGGTCTATTGTGGACAATAAGACAAATGAGATAGTTATTGATTTTGATAATAATTACACCAAAATAAGCGCTGATATAACAAGTAATTATTTTGATGTGTATATGAATGGTTTAGAACCAGAAAGATATTATAAAATAGTAATTAAATCAGTATTAAGTGATACTGAAACAGTTATTATAGATGATGAGAATTATTTTAAAATAGTTAAGTAATGGCCAATAATGTTAAATTAGCTAGGCAAGTATTCGGTAAAGGAACATACCCTAGAGTTATTGACACTAACTTTCGTCAGTTTGTTGTCCCTGCTCCTATTGATGCTCCTACCGTTTCAGTTGAGGATTTTTTTATAGCTTATGATGATCTATTTTATCAAATACCAATTGATGGTAATGTAAACTCACACAAATATTTGATTCAAAAAAGTACAGACTATGTTGGTGCTTTACAACAATCATCTGAAGTACAAGCTTTATTAGCTGAAATTAACCAATTAAGACAAGAAGTAAATGACGCTAACCAGACAATAGCAGATCTATTAGCAGCAGTATAATATGGCAGTTACAATTAAAAATATCAACGACGCTTACGTTTATCAGCTCTACAATCCACAAGATGAGAACCTGATAAAATCAGTATATATATCTCGTAACTTTGGTCAACCTGAAGATTATGTTGAGTATAATATCTTTGACTCTAAAGGTGTTTTACTTACTACAACATATGATGTAGATACTTTTAGAACAGTTGATCCTGATCCTGAAACTAACTTATATACTACAATTAAATTCGACCCTGAATTTGATGTTAAGAGTGAAGGCTTCACTACAGGTAAAGTTCAAATCACTTATAACGTATTTAGAAAGTTATTTAAGAGTGGTTTACAAAACTTGTTTTGGATTAAGGATATTTCTACAGATAGAACAGAATTAAAAGTATATAGAAACGACTTATCAAATTTAGAGTTACAACAGTTATTCTTTGAATTTAATACATTATTTGTTTCTAAAGCATACTACCAAGATTTTCTTTTAAACTTTGGTGACGGTATTAATCTTATTGGCGTTAATATAGCGTATGTTGAAGACCCTATTCAGTCTTATTTATTAATTAAGTTATACGAACCATTACCATCTCGATTTGGTAAGAAGGATACTTTTTGGGTTGTTGATAAAATCTCTGACCCTATTACTTTTGAAGTAACTAGTACAATTGAAGAAGCACCTATTGGTACTACATTTGTACCTTTAAAAGGACCTAACTTTAATATTGATGTTAATGAGAAGGCTAGCCAAGCTACTCCTTATTTTAATTATACAGAATTATTTTCATCTCCTGTTTCATCATCTATACAACAACTTAAGAGTTATTTAGATGTTAAAGGAGCAAATATTAATATTGATTTTTCTAATTATACTAATTTTGTTCATTTTTCATCTGCTCAAAAGCGTTTAGATAATTTTGTAACAAAGTTAACTTTAATTGAGTCATATCAAAATGACTTAAATACTCTATCTAATCTTACGTCATCAGCTAATCATATATTCACTACAGCTAGTGTTGTTACAACACAAACATTGTTAGATAATATTATAACTAAGTTTGATGAATATGAATATTATTTATATTTTGAGTCTAGCTCATACGCTTGGCCTAAAATAAACTCAACTGCTCCTTATTCACTATACTCAGTGAGTAGCTCTCAAGGATCTACTTTCTATACTAATCAATCAGTTAGTGCGTCAACTCATGACTTAACTAATGAAAATTATTTATTCAATCTATTACCTCAATATATCAAAGATGATGCCTCTAACTCAAATGTATGGACGTTTGTTTCTATGATGGGTCAACAATTTGATGAGATATGGTTATATATTAAAGCTATAACTGATAAGTATAATACTGATAATAGAACTGATTATGGTTTGTCTAATGATTTAGTTGCGGATGCTTTACAATCATTTGGTATTAAATTATATACTAATACTAGTACTAATGATGATCTATATAGCTCATATCTTGGCATAACGCCATCAGGATCATTATTACCAGCTACAGGTTCTGAGTTGATAACAAATTATGTTACTGGCTCTAATGAAACAATACCATCTTTTGATATTACATCTGAGATTTATAAGAGATTATACCATAACTTACCTTATTTACTTAAATCTAAGGGAACTGAGAAAGGAATTCGTGCTTTAATTAACCTATATGGTATTCCTGACTCAATACTT